CGTAGAGGCTATTCGTGTCGCCTGTCCATTCCAGCTGCCAGTCATCAAAATTTAAAATTGTTACTACGGCTTTTTCTAAATTACGAGTTATTTCTATGCTCATTGTATAGTTTGTTTAAGTCATCTATAAAACGTTGCGCCCCTTTTGGGTTGCACGTGCAAGGCTCAAAGTAGCCATGCTTTTTTAGTCTGGCGTGCATTTCGCATATTGTTTTAAACTCTTCGCGCGATAGCTTGCTAGTCTTTTTCGCTCGAAATTCTGTCCAGTATTTATAGTCTTCTTTAGTCATTTCTTTTAAATGTTAATGAGTTTAGCTTGTCGCGTCGGTCTTCGCAGCCGCAGCTCTTGTAGCCTAGCAAGTCAATTACAATTTTTTTAACTAGCCATTTGACGCCTGTATACTTAAATATCGTCTCTAGTATCGTACCTATTTTTATATTCATTTTCTATTTGTCTTTTAATTGTTTTTAGTGTATTGCGTAGCGACCAGTAGGTTATCTT